AAATTGTTCCGTTGTCGGAATACCGATGGCGCTTTTTGGCTTGTTTTGACGTCATGTCGTCGACCTTGAGCAAGTTTAGCTGTCTGGCCGGTAACTTCGCCATAAATCGGCCTCCCGTTGCCAAAGCAGGGACGCATCACATCGCAGCCGACCATTTTGGTGGCGTCAACAATATGGTGACGGTGATGATGCCCGGTTCTGGGGCGGGCATCGGCATTCGACGTGAACAGGACGCACAGCAGCGCGCCCGCGAGAAGTCGCAGGGTCATATCGTCTCCGGGAGATGGTCAGTAAATTGACGCGGGTTAGAACATCACGCGGCCGCTACCGCCCCTTGATCGCGTCGTACCACGACGCCCCGAGGATACGCTGGGCGGATGCCGTCTAAGCATGAATCGCCAGCGCGACCGATGGGCGATGCGGCTCATAGAACGCATAGCCACATTGGTTCGTCGCGGCGTAGAGACGACCGTAGACATTCATGTCGCCACGGATGGACTGGAAGCCGGCCATCTGAGATACCGGCGGGAGATCGGCTTGCGTCCCGGTCGGCCCGAATACTGACCATTCCATCGTCGATCCATCCCATTGACCTTCGAACAGGCGTGGGGTTGTGCCATAAGCCGACCAGCACAGCAGGTAGAAGGTGGGGTATCCGCCGATATCCCTAGGAGCGCCTATAGTGAGGGCGAGAGGAATTCCGAAGCCGCTTGGCGGCGCTACCAATGAAAAGGATGCGCCGGAGTCCGTCGAGTGCCAGAGACCAATGACGCTTCCGACCGAGATGGATGTCCACCGCCCCGTCAACCACAATTCGCCGGGCCGCCCTGGGACGGAGAGAAGATAAATCCCGGTCATCGTGGTGCTGACCTCAGTAATCGGGATCAATTCAGAGAATGCCCCAAATACCGTTGATTTGAAAATGCGGATCGTTCCCGTCACGTCACCAAGTGCAGCCCATGTCGTACCGAGATCGGAACCATATCCAACAGCGAAAGGCTTCGACGTGGCCCCAAAAACCCACGACCGCATCATCCAGTTTGCATCCGGAAGTCCCGAGCAGAAATTCCACGCACAATCCAGTGACGTTGCGTTGTTGGTGAAAGCCGGAACGTAGCCTTGCTGATAGCCAGAAGGACAAGTCAGCCAGCGATCTTTATCGATAGCAACGGTCTGGCCACCTTGGATGGCTTTCGACAAGCTAAAGGTGCCAGACATGCCGTCCTTACTCGCATTGTCGAGCGTGTAGATACCTTCCTTACCCGACGTCCCACTGGTCTGTCCTGTGACCTTAGCTCCCGCGTTCTGATCCAGCCAATGATTATTCTGTATCAATTGCCCATCAGGAACCGACGTGACGGTGAAAGTGCTCCCAGATACAGAGCCGACAACGGTTGCCTGCCACAAGGATGTCGGCGTTGCCGCAGGTGCGACCCACGACCCATCTTCTCCGAGCTTTTCCGAATAGGCTGACGTATCAGCGGCGGAGCCACCTTGCCCCGTTGCCCGCACGATGCAGATCGAACCGTCAGCAGATTCGCTAACATCTTCGCAGCTATATTCGACGTAACGATCGTATACGTCTTTTGGGTACTGATCGAACGTTCCCCTGAGAGCGCCGCCGAGGTCTTGCACGCCGATAATCGGATAAGTGCCGCCGACAGGGCAGTAGACATCTTGCGCGACGGTGCATTCCATGCCGCGCCCAAATGACACCGCTGTCGAATTGCATGGGTTTTGTGAGTAGTCCGGCGGCGCGCTGAAATACCAGATGCTCTGATTGCCGCTCCACCACCACACGCCATTCGGGTCGATCAAGGCGTTGGTGGCATACGTGAACGCGCCCGCTCCCTGACCAAATATGTAATTCAGATAGCCGATGTCGTAATCTGGGGCTGTCAGCGTGCAATTCTGGCCGCTCGTCCGTCCAACCCATGTCGGCGGGGTGCCGGTGTCAGCATTCGTAGTTTTAAAGCCGATTCCGATCCCGTTGCGTCCGAACACATAAAGCGTGCCGATGTTGTTAGGATCGAGCGTCAGATGATTGTCGAAGCCGCTATCGAGCGCGGCCGATCCCGAAATGTTAGTCCACGCACCTGACTTGTAGCGCCAAATCTGCGCCACGTTTCCAAGGCTGACGTAATAGGTGCCGTTCGCATCGATGACGGCATATCTGACGTAGAAGTTTGACGAACCGTAAGCGGTGGCGAAGCCTGTGCTGGCGAAGGTCACGCCGCCGTCTGTGGTCTCAAAGATATCGTTCCCGCCAATAGCGGCGAGTACCCGGCTCGTTACTGTTGCGCCGCTAACAGTCGTTGTGCCAGAGCTTGCGTCGAAGCAAATACCGGCGCAACCGTTGCCGACCGTGCCGTCTCCGAGTGCTGTTATCGCGGCCGGGCTATCACCTCCGGTATAGCTCTGCCAAAGAGCGTAACCCTTGCCGCTACTAACTGGCAAACCAACTAGAATATGTAGCGGGTTAACCGGATCAACGGCGATCTTCGGCGAATCGACTTTTCGATCAGTGTTTGATCCGGCGTTAAGAAACTTTTGCAGCGTCGTCGATTTGGACCACTTCAAGTCGGTCTTGAGAGACGTTGAGTAGTATAGGCTGTAGTTCGTGCCGCCTTCGTCGTCGCCGGCGATCATGTAGGCAACATTGGAGTTTGACGGAGAAATTATGATTTCCCACGCCCCGAAATTTCCGCTGATTTTTGCGGCCGCACCTGCTGGAAGCGACGCATACGTGATGACCGGAATCCATGACTGCGCAGGGTCAGAGACGCTCGCGATCGTCGCAACGCCAGACCACAGATAGGCATTTCCAACGTCGGTTCGGCACACCATTGTTCCGTCGTTCGACCTTGAAAAGCCAATGACGAGACCGCCGCAGCCGAGCGGCAAGACATTCCACGCACCCTTTTGAACTGTGAGGCTCATAACGCTTTGCCCATCAGCGACCCGAGATAGGTGTTGATGTGTCCTCGCGTGGTGGCGTCGGGAATGTATGGCAAAGCGAGAACGCCGTAGACGCGGGCGGCGAAGTATGAGGATGGACTAGTTCGGTAAAAGCACCCCAAACCAAAACGATCAAGCGTCAACGCTTGGCGCGTGTAAGTTTTATTAGAGCTTGCCGCGCCATCTGTGTATCCGATGACAGATGCTCCGGTATTGTCGTCTGAGACGCCGACCACTCGGTCCGTGCCGTCAAACGCATTGGCGCTCAACTGGGTCTGCTGGAGAACAGTTAAACTCGCGCTATTACGGTAAAAAAGACCGAGGTAATTTGCAGTTTGTGTATAGATCGGGGCAAAGATAGTGCCCGCATCTGACCCGTTGGCTTGTTGGATTAGATATTTCGATGACTGCCCGGCCACGCCGCGAACAGCCACAAAAACCGAGTAGCCATTCACCGATGAGTACAACCCTAAATCGGACAGCCTTCGCAGAAACTGCGACGTGCCATCGAAGTTCACATATGGCTGACCGCCGTTCGAATACCACTGGCCTCGCGTGGTGTCGTCCGCCAGAGATGACAAGTTGAATGCGTTCGCACTCTTGTCTTGCCAGAACCCGACGTAGTCGCCATCAGCGGCGGGACGTGCGCCTGACCCCGCGTTTGACTGATAAAGGTTGGCCGCACCAGCCTCCAGCCACAGCACCGGCGGCGTAGCAAGACTGGCGGGCGTCCATGGCGGCGCTGCGGCAGCGTCCAACGCCGCCCGACCGCCCGCAATAAGCCCAGGGATGATCTGAAACATCAGGAGAACTTCCCGACTGCGATGCACGACACATTCGCGCCCGTGGTCAGCTTCCATGCACCAGACCGGCTGAAGGCGGCGATCGGAATGAAAAACGGCACGAGGTTCGAGACCGACGATGAGCCGCCCGCGAACACCGTGATCGATGTCGTGTTGTCGAGTAGGATGATGTTGCCCGGCGATGTGGTTGCCGGAATAACCAGAATGCCGGAGACGTAATCTCCAGCCGCCCCGGCCGAACTTTGAAGCACTTGCGCGGTCTGACTTGCGGCAACCGGCAGATAGTAGCCCGTGAGTGCTTTCGTCAGCACATAGTCAGAAGCCAACGCAACCGGCATACTCGCCGACATTGTCTTTTGGCCGAGCGAGACCGCATTCGAGACCAGCGCCTGCACGCTGAAACTGATTTGCTTCCAGATCGAGATCGCAGAAGCTGGCGTTGCATCGGTCGCCGCGCTTTTCGCGTCGGCCTTTGCGCCGAGAGTGGCCTGCCCGCCATCAGCCATCAGGGCGTCGATGGTCGAGACAGTGCCGGTTCCGCTGTTTGGAACGCCGTTCGAAACCCCAACTGATGTAAGATTTGCCATGATTTAGAACCCCAAGATGTAGAAGGTTGGAACCGAAGTGCCCGCGCTATGCGTCACCGTAATCAAAAACGCTCGTGTCACGACGCTGCCAGCGCCATTGTCGGCTTGAACCGTGATTGCGTCGGAGCCTGCGGTGAGCGCGGCGGCGACCTTCAACGCTGATCCGGCAATTGAAAACAGCAAGCCGGGATTGCTCGTGAGCGTGAACGTATAACTCCCCGTCCCGCCCAAGACTGATAGCACGCCAACCGTGTCACCGACCGCAGCGGTGTCGGCGATGGTGGAGGCAGAAAGGTGGATCGTGGGACCGCTTGACCCGCCCCCGCGCGCACCGAGCCTGCCGAAGCTAGCGCCAAGCCTGCCAAACGACATCATATTACGTGTTCGCTATGACGGAGAGCTTCGAACCACCTTGCACCCCGAAATATTCGGTCTGGTCAGCGGCCATGCGCGGGTAAGAGATTGTCGCGGCTGACCCATCAAAGCGGAGCGAGCAGATCGCATCTGTGTGCAGGCGAACAAACCTAGTCTGTGCGTTAAACGCTTCCGATGATACAGCACCGCCGCTGAAATCAAGCACCTGAACTGCTATTGCAGGCTCACCAGCCGCCTGCACGCTGTTGGCGGTCCCCAGATAAGATGCGAGGTTAGTGTATTCTGAAATGTAGAGCTTTGCCATTTAGTATCTCCTGGTTAGCCGACGTACTCGCCGTCAATGCCGCGATGGCCCTTAATGAAGCCGGTGCCGCGCCTCAGGTCGGATATGTCCTGTTGTGCCGACGCTATCATCTTGCCGTGGTTCGTGACGCGCTCCTCCAAAATGGAGATGCGCGTGTTGTTGTTGCTTTGCTCCTTGATCGCCTCTTCGACGGCCTTGAGGCGCTGCGCGAGCAGGTCAATCCGGCCACCGATGCGAGCGAAGGCAACCGCGAACCCGACAAGCAAAACGCCGGCATTCAGGACGGCCCCAAAGGTTATCGTTGGGTCGAAGGTCATCATGTCCCCGATTAGCGTTTGATGATCCGGGCGACATTTTCAAAGCCGCGCTTTGCGAAATAGAATCCAACGATCAGATTGGCCGTGGTCTCGATCCATCCGACCAATGGATCGGTCGCACCAAGCCCCAGCACCTTGTCGTAGATCAGAAGCTTGCCGACATAGAGCGCCACGGCGTAGCCCATGAGCTTGTCAGGCTCGTACCAGCGGCCGATTTCAGCGATGCGATATTGCGCCTGCACCTCGATCTCGCGCTGCTGTACGGCTAGTTCCCGCGTCGCCAGGTCGGCGGCGATCTTGTCGGCGTCATTGTCAGCCGCGAGCTTGGCCTTCCAGCCATCCAGCGCCTTGTTGAGCAGCGGGCCGGTGAGAAGCGATGCCAGCCAAGAGAGGATGGCGGTCATTTCTGCCAACCAAATTTCTTGGCTGCCCAATACCACCCCTCTCCCGCGAGAGCGCACAGCGCAGACCCGCCGTAGCTGATGGCTGCGACCAGATCGGGATCGTTGAACAAGCCAACGTCGCTTTGAGCGAGAAAGCCACGCGCGGCGAGATAGCCGCCGAGATACCGGAGGCCGATGCGGACGAAAGGTGCCATGTCATGCCCTCTTGAACAGGTTTGCGATCGCCATAAAAAATGCCGCCAAGATGGACGGCTGCGGGAGTGGTTTCGGCACCGGGTCTGGCGCTATGGGGTCGGGAACAGGTTCGGGAGGCGGTTTGACCGCGACCGGCGCTTTCAGCCCGAGTTCGAACAGATCGGCTTCCTTGTCGCGACGGACCAACAGCCCCCGCAGGCTGGCGTCACCAGCCCAGATCCTCTTCATCGAGCGCAGTTCGGTCGGGATGGCCGAGAACCGCCCCGCCGCCATGTGCGCTTTGATGTTGCGCATCTCCTGGTAGCGCGCGCCGGCGTTGCTGAACGACGCCCCGCGATTGTAGACGAGCGACACCAGCGCGCCCTTGCAGTCAGGCGACAGCTTGTCCCAGTTCGGCAGATTCGCAGCCAACGCCACATATTTCGGCAAAGACGTGTAGCTGAATACGGCAAGGGCAGATGCCCATGGCACGTCCACCTTGAGGCGGATAGACGCCAGCGCGGCTCCGGCCCGAGCACCCGTCACGCCGGCGACCTTGACCAGTTCGGCCACCATGTCCGCCGGAAGAAGCCCTCCCCAATCGGCTCGGATTTGAGCCGCAGTCGAGTAGCCGCAGTCATAGCCAATGCCGATCGTGATCCCGGACGCCCCACCCGGCCGCGTCGGTCGACGATAGCGCTTGTTATAAGCCGCCTCCCCTGACACTTCGAACTCGACGATCAGATCAAAAGCGGCCTGCGAGATGCCGTGCAGGCGCACGCCAGCGCTCGCGGCCAAGGCTGCGTTGGGCATTGGATTGGTCCTTTGACGGGTTGCGCGGATTGAAATTGCCCGTCTAGCGTGGTACGGGACGATTCACTTCAAGGGCTGGGTAAAATGAAAAAATTGATTTTGGCGGCGCTGGCGCTTGCCAGCGTCTCGATTGCGCGCGCTGACGAATTCACGATTTCCAAGGTCGAAAACATCGAAACCTTGCCATGCTCGATCTTCAGCGGTGAAGGCATTGTCTCTTTGAGAGAGGGCGTCACCCTATCAATCCCGCTTTCAGGGACGAACAATAGAGAACTATTTGACCGACTGGGCGAACGTTCAGCCCATTGCAGGCAAGGTGGATCATTGTCGGTCTTGTCAGACGCAGCGGCTCAATAACGCCATCCCTACCGGGTGGGCCACAAAGGGTCCTCACCTATAGTATTCTTCCACGATAACCACGCCGGCAGCGCCTACACCGCCCGTCTGAGCGGTCGTGTTCAGAGAAGCCGAGCCGCCGCCGCCTCCGCCGTATTGCTGTCCTGCGGGGCCGTTGCCGCCTAAAGTCTGGCCCGACGCGGCACCCATGAAGCTTTGGCCCCCGCGCGCCGCAATCGCTTCACTCCCGGAATAACGAAAGGCGGCTTCACCAGCTCCGCCAGGGACGTTGGCGATATTCCCGCCACTGGCGTTGCCGCCAGATCCTGCTCCAGACGCGCGGCTTGTTGAGGTTCCCGAACCCGTATTATAATTCGTGCCAACACCGCCTGACGCGACAAGCGCGCTGGAGTTGAATGTCGTGTCGCCTCCTGTCGTCTGCGGTGCGCCACCAGACCCAACAGAATAACTGTAAGAACCCGCAGCCATGATATGCTCGACATACCCGGCACCACCACCACCTGATCCGACGTTTGTTTGGCCGCTTGCTGCCGTTGCGTTCGCGCCACCCCCGCCGCCGCCGACAAGGCGAACCCTGATCCAGCGGACCCCAGCGGGGGGAGTGTACGTTCCAGACCCGGACGTAAACACTTGGACTGTCGGCAGAGTGTCGCTGATCCCGAGATTCGCCCGTGACGTTGCCGCGCTAGTGACATCAGAGAGGTTGTTCGTGGACAGCATATCGCCGCCGCCGGGAATCGAATCCCATGCCGGATTTGCTGCCGCGCCCTGCGTTTTCAGGAACTGCCCCGACGTGCCTGGGCTGAGAGCAGCCCAGCCCAACGCCCCCCGGTACAGAACGCTGCCCTGCGTCGAGCTAAATTCAGTATCGAGAGCAGAACCAACCGTCGTCGCCCCAAGCCCGCCGTTCGCCTTTGGCAGGGTTCCCGTAACACCCGTCGAGAGCGGCAGCCCCGTCGCATTGATGAGTGTGACGGAAGCTGGCGTGCCCAACACAGGCGCTACGAACGTCTGTTGGCCCGACCATGAATGCGCGGTCGAGAACACATCCGAATTAAGCATCGCTGACGTGACTTTGGTCGCGCCAATGGTAGCCGCGAACGATCCTGTCCCAGTGCCAGTAACATCGCCGGTCAATGTGATGGTCTGATCGCCGGTATTGGTGCCGCTGACGGTCGCGTTGTCAGACGCGGTGAGCGTCTTCCCGTCCACAATCGTGAGCGTGGCCCCGGTCGCGGGAGCCGTGACGGCGACCTTATTAAGCGAAGTAGCGGCAGCAACGCCCAGTGTCGGAGTGACAAGCGTCGGAGAAGTCGCAAAAACGAGCGCTCCCGACCCGGTTTCGTCAGAGATCACGCCAGCTAGTTGCGCGGATGTCGTCGCGGCAAACTGCGCCAGCGTGGATGCTGTCGCGCCAGCCCCGATATCGGCGGGCTTAACAACATTCGTCGTCTTTACCTTCTTGACGCCATCGGTCGCGCTATCGGTCAGGAGGTAATAGTCGGCGCCGGGAACAGTGGCCTCGTTTAAGTCCTTAACTCGAATATCGGTCATGAGTTAAGCCCCCGCGTAGAGAAGATAGTTGCAGATGATCGTTGGCTGCACGTTGTTGTGCGTCCCGCTGGCGCCAGCGTTGTTGACTGTGGTGGATAGAGAGAGCGCTCCGGCTGGGATTGTCACCGACGGTGTTTGAGACGTGAAGTTCGGTCTTTGGAAAAGAGTAGTCCCGCCTCCGACCGTAACGCCTTGGAAATCTGTTCGATCAACCGTCGCCTGGGCGCCGCCGATGCTCAGCGTAAAAGGTGATGTCTCGTTAGTCGTCGTGGCGGTATGCCCATGTTGGGGCATCTGATCGACAGTGAGGGTGTGTAACTGAGAGCCGCCGGCATATCCCATCGCCGTTCCTGTTACAGCGCCAGCGCTGGTCAGCCGGCCAGCGGCCGTTCCGCCCATGTCGTCTTTGGCTGCGATGACGCGCCCGCGAAGATCGCCAATGCCAAACGTCGTCGTTCCATTGCCGTTATTGTAGAAAGTGTTGCCTGCCGCGATGTCGGTTTGAGCCAGCGCCCAGAGATCGGGATACGACGCGCGCAGGAGCGTTTGACCGTAAGGAAAGACCGTCAATGCTGGAGCGGTCAGAAGCGTGTACGGGATCAACTCGCCAATGAAGCGGATGCCAGCAACCGATCCTGCAAAGGCGATGCCGGTTGCCGTCCAATAGATGCCGATCGACGGGTTGCTATTCGGATAGATGGCTGGAGTGCTGGCCGAACCAGTGACGGTCTTAAGCGGTCCCGTCATCGGAGCAACGCCGGAACGCGGCAACCGAGCCGTTATAGCCGACGCGATATCCTCCAACGGAGGGTTATGTTGTGACGGCTGGATAGTCGAGCCTGTCGCGGCAAGATAGCCGGGAACAAGACTGAAATTGCCGCTCGCGTCATCGGGCACTTTGGCGTTCTCCAAAGAAAAAGCCGCCCGAAAAGGCGGCTTGGAAGGCGTGATGGGTGGTGGTGTTTACTGTTGAAGTTGTGAGATGCCTGTGCCCAACAAGAGGCGCGCAATGGTCTCGCGCCTGGCTAGATTTTTCGCCTCTAGCGGAGAGAGCGCCAATCGTTCTTGATAAAGAGGCGAGCGCATTCGGATCAATTCATCAACACTTCCCAAGCTTTTCTTGGCGAGTGCGTTAGCTATTGTCTTTGCGGCGGCTCCAGTCGCAACCGGGATAGATGCACCGACTGCGGCACCTACAGGTCCACCGATGGCAAAACCGCCGCCGCCGCCGACAGCCCCGCCGACAATTTGACCAAGACCGCCGCCGCCTCCCGCCAAGTTCCCAATGTATCGGGCTGTATTGCGCGTGCGCGTGCCTGTCACCGCGTCGTTGAGCGCGGTGATTTCAGGCTCGGAAAATCCTGAAACTTCCTTTGGCTTCTCTAGGAGAGATGCGATTTTTTGGCGGATCGTGTTGTCAAGATTTCGACCGGAATTTGAGGCTTGTGCTCTAACTTGCGCACGCTCGAGGATACCGGTGTTAGCTCGATCAAGTTTCCCGGTGAGGTCGTTTGATCGCATGGCGGCGGCGTAGTTGCTTCGCCCGGTTTCGAATAGCTTCTGCGTGGCGGAAGGGGTTCCAGCCACAACGCTCGCCGCATCAAGAGACGGAATGAACTGATCCAATCCTCCAATAGATCGAGAAGCAGCCAACTGATCTTTGGACGCGCTCGGGTTGAAGTTTTGTGCCGTGTGCCCGAGGGATTCCCGGAGTGACTGGAGGTTTGATGCTGTGACGAACGCGCCGGGAGGTGCGCTTTCGAGTTCCTTGAGCTTTGCGTAGGTAGCTGGCGCATCGACAGGATGAATACCTTTTTCAAATAAATCTTGCTGCGCTTGTCGGCTCCAATTCGCCAGTGAATCCGACGTAACTTCGAGGCCGGAATTGCGCGCCGCAGTAATATCAGCTTTGCCGGCCGCCGCCAATTCCTCCGTCGTGGGTATTTTTGGCTCTTCACGAACAAGCGATTTAGCAGCCCCGGAGATCATCCGGTCGCCAGCGCGGACGGCGGGGTTAACGGGCGTGGCGATGGACGCCAATTCCGCAGCGCGGTTGATAACTTCCGGGTTTGTATGCCCGTCTGGACCGATAATTGATGTTTTTCCGGTATAGACATCGCCCGGCAAGGTGACCGCGCTTCCAGCGCCGGCAATCGCCCTCTTGAGCATACCGATAACGCCGGCATTGCTATCAAATGAGACATTCCCATGCGCGTCACGGCTGAGCGGGAGAACTGTTCCACTGTAAGACGGTCGTGCCTGTTGATCTGCCAACACGAAGTCGGGCGGCAAGCCGTTATCTGCGACTTTTGGCTGTTGCGCGGCTTCAAGGACAAACCCGGGAGGAAGATCGCTCATGTGAACGGCACCCACTTCCCGTTCTGACGGATCAACCGCTCGCCGGTTTGCGGGTTGATAGCGGTCAGTCCATCGACAACGCCCTGTGTCGCTGTTGGTGCGGATGTTTTGCGACTAGCCTCGAAAATCTTGTCACCTGCGGCCTTACCGTGGACAGTCTCTAATAATGTCCGCTCATAATCATTGATAGCCGCGATGACCTTATCCTTGGGCGCGGATGGATCGATAGCGCCAGACTTCGCGGCTAGTAACCTCTCCTCACCTTCTGTCACGCTGCCAAGAGCGCCGCCTGTCTTGGACATCTGGCGCATCTGGTTGAGAGTTTCAATGCTCGCGTTCGCTTTCAGAACGTCGATCTGCCTGCGAAGCTCGGCAGCGTTGGTTTCGCCCATATTGGATAGAACAGAAGTGCCCGAGCCTGCTGCGGGCAGCCCCGCAGCATTGATAGCATCGCGCGCTTGCCGGGCTGCGTTGATGACGACATTCCCGGAAATAGCTTGGGCGTCGGCTTTTGCCTGGTCCTGCTTGCTTGTGTCGGCAGGCCCACCCGGTATCGGGCGCATACTGACTGCGCCCGTAACCGGGTCTTGAATCTGCTCATAGCCCTTGGGAATGGTGCCAGTGTTGACGTTAGTAGCCCCGGAGCGTCGTCGTGCCACATCCCATTGCCCATACGGGAGTGGAGTGCGGCCTGCCTTGATCTCCTGATCTGCGTAGAAACCATACTCACCAACGGAGGTTGGTCTCTTGTCCGCAGCCGAAAGCATGGTCACTTTGCCGCTCGCGTCTTTCTGTACAAGATTCCCGTCAGTGTCGTGGTACGGCTCGCCAACCAGCTGCAAATCACGCTGCGCTTTTATGATTTGAGCATTTCGCAGCGGATCATTGGCCTTCTGTGCCGCATCAGCCCTCAGCTTATATTCCTGCGTCAATGCGGTTCGGATGTTCTCTGGCGTGAACGGGTTGACGAGGGCTTTTTGCAAGTCCTCGTCGCTGGCGTTCTTGAACAGGAAGCGGTTTTGCGTAGCCGCAGCGGGCTGTACAGCGGCCGGGGCCGCAGCGGGGCTACCAACGGCCATATCGGCAGAAGCCGCACCAGCGGGCGGCTGTGGGGCAACAGGCTGCATCGGCGCGGGCTGGCCTGCAAACGCCATCGGCCCATCGGCCTGCGCATCGATGATGTTCTTCTGGTTCGGATCGACCGTTTGAACGATGTCTCCGAACTTGCCGGCCCACTTGTTCGTAAACTGCCCCGCCGTCATGCCGGGAGTAGCGGCATTGTTGCGCGCGGCTTGCGCGCCGATCACGCTTTCAACCGGCGCATTCGGGTTTTGCAGGAGCTTGATCGCGCCGCCCGCGCCTTGCTGATGGGCAAGGTACAGTTCGCCCGGTGTTGGCTCGCGGCCCAGTGCCTGCGTCAATGCGGCTTTGTTATCGAGCGTCAACCGCGCGGCGGCGTCTGCGCTCGCGGCCGGGTCGTTCGGATTGGTCAAGCCATACTGTTTCGCAGTGCCGCTCAAAAACTGGAACGGGCCTTGCGCGCTCGATAGGGTGCTACCGCCTTCGACCTTGCCGCCGTTCTCGACCAATGCCAGCCGGGTCATATAGGCCGGATCAACGCCGCTGGATGACGCGGCTGTGCCGATCGCAGAGCTCAGGCGCGGGTCAATCTCGCCGGACGGGATCGAGGTCGAACCCATTGGCGTTGAGACAGATGGCGCGGCTGGCGCTGCTGGCTGGCCCATGATCTGCGATTTGAGGAAGTCGGGCAGAGAGGCCTCTCCTGCCTTCTGCGCGGCGTCTGCATCTCCCATCATGGAGCGGGCGATAAGCGCCTGCCCGATCGCGTTAATCCCCTCACCGACGTTCTTTGGAGCCGTGCCGAGCATCCGAGCCGCGATCAAGTTGGACATCTGACGGCGCTGCGCGATGGTTTGCGGCGTTTCGCCCTTATCTGGTGAGAAAGCATAAGAAAGGGCCATTAGATTTTGCCCCGCGCGACTGAGAATGATACAAACAGCGAACCCGCCGAGCGTTCGAGCGCTGCGACGGGTTCTAACCAAGCCAACCTTTGAAGGAGGTCGAAATGGCTAATCCCCCTGTATGCTCGATTCCAGATTGCGGCAAGCCGGCCTTTAAGCGCGGGTTCTGCCGCCCGCATTACTATCCCATGCGCGGAGGGCCTGTCTGCTCTATCGATGGCTGCAATCAACCCGCCCGTGCGCGAGGTTGGTGTAATGCCCATTGGCGCCGATGGAGCCGGCATGGAGACCCTACGAAGGGGAATAAATCGCACGGCGAACTCCCTACATTTCTTAGCGAGACGGTGCTGCCGTTTAGCGGCGATGAATGCTTGATCTGGCCGTATGGCAAGGACGGCCACGGCTACGGCATGCTGAGTGGGAAGCCCGTTAATAGACTTGTGTGTAAGGCTATTCATGGCCCCGCCCCGACGAGCAAGCATCAAGCTGCCCATTCATGTGGCAATGGTCACCTTGGCTGCTGCAATCCGCAACATCTTCGCTGGGCGACCCGTTCAGAAAATGAGTCTGACAAAATTGACCACGATACGCATCATCGCGGAACACGCCACCCGCAAGCCAAGTTGGATGAGAGCGACGTTCGCCAGATACGTTCATTGGCTGGCGTTGAACTACTTGGGACAACCGCTGCACGATTTGGAATCGCACCATCGACTGTTTGCGGTATCCAAAAGAGAAACAGATGGGCATGGCTAGAGTAGCCATTTAGGCGGCTCCCATCAGGCCGAGGGCCTTGTCGTAGTTCACCGCCTTGAACCCGCTTGGCGTGGTGATAACGGCGTTGGGGTGCTTTTTCTCGACCTCACCTGCCATCAATCCGATCTGCGGTTCGTTGCTGCCTTTGTACTTGTAGGAATACAGATTCTGACCGTCGTTCGTCTTACCGATCTTCTTGATGTCCTTTTTCAAGCGCCGATCCGAGAACTTGTAAACGCCCGCCGCGCCGAGCCCGAACAGCCCGCCCAGCAGCGCATTCTGCTGCTGTTGCGCCGTCTGATATTGCTGCTGCTGCTGCTGGAAATTCGAGTTGATGATGCCAGCCGTATCGGTGGTCGGGATCGTGGTCTGTGGCGTCGCGCCAAACGTCGGGTTACTGACCTGCGAACCGGACATGAGCGCCGTGATTTCGTTGATCGGCTGGTTGCGCGTTGTGACCGCCTGCTGGAACGCCTGCTGATTGCCGTTCAAGTAAAGCTGGTTGTAGGCGTCGTTCTTGCCCTGCTGGAATTGATCCATTTGGGCCTTCCAAGCCGCAGAGCCAGGCTGGATACCCTGGTTGGCAAGCTGTGTCGCCAAAGCATCGCCCTGCCGTGCGAACATCGGATCAAGTCGCGCTGCGCCGAGCGCGTCAATCTTGTCCTCAACCGCCTTGTTCGCCGTCGAAGCATCAAACGGCGTATTGAGCAATGAACCGATCTTGCCGGACTGCTGAACGCCGATGTTGCCGAGGTTCTGCTGCGTCTGATTGTTGAGGTCGTAAAGCTTCTGCTGATCTGGCGATAGCGTCGTGGTCTGCGTATAGTTCGGGATATCATAGGTCTGCCCCGTATAGGGATCAGTGAATTTGCTGGTCCCGCTCTGGCTATACATCAGGCTGCCGTTGGGGCCGACCTGATTGACGTTGTTCAGGCTCGCATTGGCGAGCGCGGTCGCGACGTTCGTCCCGGTCGAGGCCGCTGCGGTATCGCGCGGGTTAGGGGGAGCGGGAGCGGATGGTGCGCACATTTTAGCAGCCCTCGAAAGTGTAAATCATGGCATGAGCCGCATGTTTAAAACCCATGCGCTCCCAGATTTTTGCAACTCGCAAATCGGTAACCGCAGACACCAGAACGCGCCTCACACTGCGGGATCGAAGGTCTGCCAGAATGAATTTAGCGAACCGCCGCCCCACTCCATTGCGATGCTCTTTAAGCAGGAAGATCGTATCTTCCTGCGCGATCAATTCGCCGTTGTGCATGTCGTTGGTCAGATAGATGTTGCTGTAACCCACCGCGCCGCCGCTCTCGTCGCGGACAACGTAGTTGATGATATGGCCCGCGTTCCAGCCTGCGATGTACTGATCGAGACGTGGATTAAAGTTCGCAATAGAAATCCCGTCGCGCGCTAGACGATCCTGCATTTCCCGATAATGGGCCGCGTAGAGTGGGAATAATTCCTTCAGCGTTACAGAGCCGTGCTCGATGCTGAACTTGTATTCCATCACGTAACCAGATCGCCCGTCGTGTAGGTCACATCCATCCGCAGGATCGTTGCATCCAGCGGAACGATGCTGCCCGATGTAAGCTGCAAGGCCGGGGCCATCGCGCTTCCGGTGTTCGGCGTTGAATGCCAGTTGCCGGAAGTCGCCTTGATCAGGTTCTGGCCCCAGACGGCCGAACCCCAGAGACCGCCGCCCCACACGTTCGATGTCGGGGCGATAGAGCCTGACGGCACAGCCGGGAGATTAACGTCAAACTCGGTGTGCATCGAAAGTTGCTCGTTGAGCGGCGCGAGCGATTGCAACACGGCGCGGGTCATGCCCGCTGTTTTCGTGGTCGGCGCTCCGAAGTCGCTAAACAGTGGAACGTAAGTCCCGGTATAGGGCTGCCCCATATCGGAGCCGGTGACGTTGGCTTCGATTACTTGGGACGCGGTTGATCCGAAGAACAGCCGGTTTTGAAACACGGCCATGCAGCGGCTATCCCAGCCGGTGAACTTGCCCCACGCTCCAGTTCGCAAATTGGCGACGTACAGAACGGGAGGCAAATTGTTGACGGCAGGCGGATTAACGATCGCGATCTGGTTCGCCGACCAAATCTGGCAGCGCCAGTAAGTCCCGGATCTTGCCGAAACCTCGCTATTCCAGATCGTTTCAATGGGAGCCGACACGGCCGACGGCGACAGAACCGAAAAATCCTTTTGCAGCGCAGTCGAGAGCGGGATCAGGCCGATGTCGGTCGAAACCACGATGTCACCACCAGCGCGGAAGTGCGCCTCCGGTCCAAGCGGCTTGCCAACGCGATAGACACCGACCTTTGACCACGTTGCAGCCGTGCTGGGATCAGTACCTTGATAAACCGCAACCTCGCCTTCGGTCGTGAAGAAGGCGCAGTACTCCTGCAAGCCTCCCGCGCCGGTCTCAAGTGACCATGACGATCCGAACAGAAGCGAACCGCCCAGGTTGAACACGCCGCCGAGCGGTAATTCCGTGGCCGCACCGCTGATAGATGCGGCCGGCAGATACCATGCACTCAACGTGTCTTTTTGGATGTAGAAAAGCCGCTGCTGATGCGTCCAGTTATAGGACAGCTTGGTCAGGTCAACGCCGGTCATCGCCCCGAATAGCAGCGTTGGCGTTCCGCTCGATGTCGCAGAGCCGGGAGACGTGTTGTTGTCCGTGATGGTCTCGGCGGTCTGGAACGTGCCAGTGACGCCATCAAGCCAAAGCGTCCCGGTCGTGCCATTGTCGATGACATGGACAATGGTTCCGGTCGCTGACGATGTGCCGCCCGTCAGTGTCTTGCCTGTCGTGAATGGCGCGGTCTCGGCGGTATAGTTGAAGGCGTAGAGGCTGGTGTCGGTGATCGGATAGAACGTGGTCCCATCATAAATTTGCTTGGTATCGCTGCCGTTCACCATATCCAGGAATACGCCGCCCGGAGTCGCGAATTGCACCACGGACCAATCGCCGCTCGTCAGGCCACTTATGATGACAGAAGCCCGCGTTATCGACGGGATGAACTTAACCGCATCGTCACCGCTGCCAGACGCCACGAACCGATTACCCAACCCGTCCGTAAAATAAACCTGCGTAATTGCGGTCGAGACATCATAGATTCCGGTCGCAGTCGCGGCGAACATCTTCTCGTTGCTGCCGTTCTTGTAGGTGAACAGCGAAACGACATCCTCAACGCCGTCTGAAATCACCTGATAGAGCTGCGATCCGCGACGTAGTAACGCGTCCGTCGCGCGTGGGATGAAGTTCTCTAGGATCAACGCCCCGCCCGACGGCGGTTGCGCCGGATTAGCGTTCGCGATGATGCCGAGCGTCGGCGCCGGGATCGTATACGGCTTATAGGTAGCCGGGACTTGCGCCGTTTGTCGTGCGGTGGCGCGACCTGAGCGGATCATGGTGAGCGCAGACCTTCATCAAACTTGGCGTAATCGGCAATCGCGGCCTCGTATTCCGCAAGGTAGTCCTGAAAGTCCTGTCCAAGTTGCCGACGCCAGCGCCAGATCGTGCCCTGTGTCATGAGCCGTTCCGGGACGAGTGGCACATCGCCATCAGAACCCCATTTCGCTCCAGTCGGCCCCCATGCATTGCTTTGATAGGTCACTGTCGCCGTCGCTGCGTAAGCCAAATACGGATAGAAAGAGATCGATCCGGCTGTGAGCAGCGCAAAGCGCGGCGTCCCTTCAATCGGCGTGATGCTGTTCCATTCATCCGGCGAAAGCCCGGTGCGGATCGGTGCGCCGCTCGATGTCATGACCGACATCCCGGAAATGAGCCGCAGGAAGTCGCTTGGAAGTGACAATGCATCGGCGGCACCAGTCCCCACTAGCGTCGCAGTCTTGCGCAGCCCCGACCAATCCGCCCGCCGCGCCAGTTCGTCGCCGGCCTCAGTTGAGAATACAGCAATCTTTGTCGCGTTCTGATCGCTGGCGTTCGTCAGCACCGACAATAGCGGCTTGACGCCGACGTTCGCTGCGACGTTGTTTGCAATCGTCAAGAGGCTCATGGCGTGCAGCCTACGACACGGACAACGGAATTAGCCCAGCGCGCCCGCTCGTCACCGACGCGAAATTCCGACATCGCGCCATCGAGTAGTAGCTTCGTAGCTTGGGATAATTCCACATCCTTGAGGAATTTCGCGGCTTCCAGGCTCACGGCGTACAAATAGACGTTCGGACAGTCAGCCAGCAGCCAGTTGCTTGTGGTCGGTCCCGCCGTCAGCGTTGGCAGCTTGGCGTAATATTCAATGTCCCGGTCACCGGAATAGCCGTTGATGTAGATATTCGTCCCGTCAATCGAATACTTCGACCACATCGAACCTGGGCGCTGCGCATCAGCCAATGAACCTGCGCGCATCTGATAGCCGTTGAGGCCAAAGACGTGCAGCATTTCGAGAAAGTCAGCCGGTAGCGCAGCAGCGCCATCCGTGAATGTCAACGTGACCGCCGTAATCATCTGCCGACAGCGGAGCTCCTTGTTCAGGTATGCCTCAGCCGCCTGAACGAGGCGAGGCATGACATCGGACAGATTGCGGTTCGATACGTGGTCGCCAACAGCGAGCCGCAGATCGAGGTAGTCTTGAAGCGCAGCCACTAGACGATCCCCTCTTTGGTCCGCCAAGCCCTGTTGCTGCTATCATTCAGCCAGCGTGACAGATAAGCGTCATCGCCCTGCTCGTGAGCCTTCAGCAGACCAAGGTTCTCGTCGTGCAGGAGATTGAGCGGCACCGATGCAACGCGATGATAGTCGCCCTTCCATGCCTTGCCGGCAGCGTTACGGACTGCCTCATTCTCGGCTATGGTTGCGGTGACGGGATAATCCACTCGCCAATGCGTCTGTGCACCGTCGAACATGACCCACACCGAGCGGCCGGTCTGGTAATCGTATTCAAACAATTCCCAGTCGCCGTCCTTGATCGTCATGGTTATTCCGGCCGTGTTTTGCCGGCCTGAACGCGGCGGACCGCGCCCGATGCGATGCCGTCAACCACCTTTTCGTCGAGCGGGACTTTTACCCATGTTCCCTGACGGATGCGCTCGGCCTTGCCCGGTTCGCCGACCCAGATATCACGCAAAATCTCGATCTCGATTTCCGGCACTTGCTGTTTGTCTGCCATGCTGGCTCCATAGAAAAAGGGGCCGCACAAGGCAGCCCCTTCTTGTTGATGTTAGGCCGATTACGAAACGGCGGCGCTCACAGACGAGGTAACGGTGCCAGAGCCGATCAGTGCCGCATTCACGCGCCACAGATTCGCCGCCACGTCCTCACATTCGACATACGAGCCGGCAATGCCGCCGGTCGTGCTGCCGTTCATGGTGATCGTGTCGTCGGTGCCGGTGATTGCTTCTCCGAAGTCGGCACCTGCCGCGCCGGTCGCAAGGCTGGTCGTGATATGACCGGCCATGGTGTCGGAGGCATTGGCGACCTGTAGGATAAAGCTGTTCGACGTGATCGTGGTCCCGACCATGACGCGAAAACGAGCGCCGGAGCCGGAAGCGGCCGGAAGCGTAACGGTGCACCCGGCAGCGCGATTGACCACAACGATTCCGTCATTGTGGTGGGAGTAGTCGAGCGTCAGCGCCGAAGCAGTGACGACAGTGGGTTTAAGGGCAGTCATGCTCATGTGCGTTCTCCTTAGCTCGCCGCCGTCAGCCCAAAGAGGTCTGCGGCAACCCCGAGCCCCTTTTCGTTGCTCACCTTGAGCGTGCCCTCGCCAATGATAACGCCGGCATCCGCGTCCGCATTGACCCGAACCTTCTTGTCCTCCTGGATTTTACGCAGCCAGAGGAACGACACCATGTCAGTGTCGAGGAAGAAGGCATTACGCGCCACGCCGGCAGAAGTCGCCATGACGCGGTTGGGCTTCACCATGATCCGGCCGAACGGGCCTTCGTAAATGTCCGCGTTGGCGATGATGGTGTTGTTGCTGCCGTTATCGACCGAATACCGGAACGGCGCGACATTGCTGTCCGACATGAAGGTGACAAACACCGACTTGACGTAAGGCGACACAACAACGGAGCGGAAGTTTGCGCCGGAGTTATAGCCCTGCTGCATCACGTCATCCATGATGGTCTTGGTGAAGGCGCGCTGCGACCCATTCGTGGCCGCAACCGTCAGGCCGGTGCCAGCATTGAAGCCGCCATTCGACCCGCCCGCGTCACGGCTGACGTTGGTCGCGATCCAGGTCGGCAAGCCGCCAAACTCGCGGGTTGAGCCTCCGACGGAAGCGTTGTTGGTCACAATCGCCAACTCGACATCCTTGCGGATTTCAACGCCCTTCTTCAGCTTCTGGTGCTTGCGCTTCTGCACCTTGCCGGCCTCGTCCACAACCTCCTGAGTGTTGGAGATGATCCAGTCCTTGCGTAGAATCTGGGTGTAGTCGCCCATACGAACTGGCGGCGTGACCTGACCGAAGTTGTATTCCTCGCCTTCCGGGCGGATGTTCTCAGCGGGGGCGGCGAGCTCTTCGGTTTCCCACTCGGGATGCACCGAAACGCATTTGCCCTTGGGAATCATGGTGTAGATCGGCGTATCTTCCGGGGTAATGCGGGACACGATGTCCGAAAGTTCTTCCCGGTTGCCGACCGCAGAAGTCGTCAGGAATGTATTGGTAACAGCGGCCATTATGGCCTCCTATTGAAGATGGGTTTCACTCAAAGTCGATTGCCATGGCGTCATGGATCGACCCGGTTTTCGCCAACCTCTTCATTGCATCCTGATTTGCCCGAACTTTCGCAGGCGCTTGTCGCTTCTGCTGGGCCATCGGCGGGACATTGGCGACCTTTTGCGTCGCCTTTGCCTTCGCCTTCTCGGCATCCATGCCCAGCTTGGCGTAGTAGGCCAGCTTGAACATGCGATGATCCGTCACCCCTTCCAAATCCGCTTGCGAATAGCCGAGTTCGCCGGCGACGCGGGTTACGTCGTCAAAGAACTTCTTTCGCGTTTCGGGTTTGGCGGTCTGCGGGAATGCCTCCGCGAGCTTGGCGTTCTCCGACTGCAACAGTTCGGCGCGCTGCTCTTGGGTGAGCGTGTTCACCGCATCTTTCGGGGCTTGGGCCTGTTCTATCACAGATGCCACCTGGGCCATCATCGCGTCATGCATGGCCTTGTCCGCGACGTACTTGCCGGGGTCAGTCATGGCTAGAGTGGGGTCAGGGGCGGGCGGTATCTGTTTAACCAGGAGGTCTGCAATGGCGTTCACCGATTGGGTGACGCGGGTTGACAATGCCTCAAGATCGCGGCGCTTGTTGCCAAGCTCTTGCGTCTTGCGGGTATAGTCCGCCTGTCGCTGATAACCGGCCTTTAGCTCACTCAGCGGGAGCTTTTCGCCAGCAACATCGACAATGACATCATCCTTGACCTCGGCAGGCTGTGCGCCCTCCTCGGTCTCGGCGTTGTCTGCGGGTTCTTCGGCCTCTTGCCCATCTTCAACGGGCGCATCCGTCTCGCTGTCGGTTTCGGTCCCGCTCTGCTCAACTTCCTGGTTGGCCTGTTCTTCAGGCTCCTCGAAATTCAGGTTTTCGGGATTGTCGAGAGCGTCGGAGGGTTGAACGCTATCGCTTCCGGCATCTTCCGATGCCAGATTGGCGGCTGCTTCGCTCATGTGTGGTCCTTAGTGCTATGCCCTATGCGGGCGCTTGCTTGCGGCTGGTCGATTGGTCTTCCCGAGAGATGACTTCGACGCGCGACCGCAAGTCGCGAATAGCCTTGACCTGCGCTAGGTGCGCCTGCCGGGCCTCGTGATCGTCGTATTCGGCATAGACCGCAGCATTCACCGCGGCCTTTTCAAGCTCGTCCATAAGCTCGGAATAGAGCGGGATGGATAGAATATCGCGGGCAGCTTCGGCGCGGGTCACTGCGCCGCCCTCTGCTCACCACGTTCAAACGCCTTGCCGATCGATGCCGCTTGTGCTTGCGCTATGGCCGACTCTCGGTCCTTTTCGGCGCGCTGGTCGGCACGGTCCATCTCTTCGCGCTTCAACGCAGCATCGCTTTCCATCTTCGCCAGCGCAATGCGCTCGTTTGATGCGATCTTCTCGCGCTCAAGCTGCATCTTGTCGGCGTCAGCCTGCGCTTTAAGCTGCGCGTCGTGGACCTTGGCCTGCGTCTCTTTTTCGAGTTCCGCCTGTTTGATGACCAGATCGGCGTCGCGCTGTTCGCGTTCCTTCGATGCTTCGACCTGCATTTTCTTGTCGAACATTTGCATTTGAACCTGCCCCTTGGCCTGCTCAATCTGCAACGCGCCTTGCGTCTTTTCCTGCTCCGGCGACGGCTTATTCTGCTGCGCCTGCAACAGTGCCTGAATTTCCTGCTCGTCAGGCTTGGTGAAGAACATATCCGGAGATTTCAGCCCCGCAGCCTCAACCACCTTCGAAACCGCGTTGTAAAGCTGGTCGGGCTTGACGAACGGGTTGTTCGGGCCGAATGCCGCCAGAAGCTTTTCCTGCATCGTCAAGACGAACTGCATCATCATCAGGTCGCGCTCGCGCGTACCAGCGCCAAGCCCGGTATTGACCGTGCAGTCCATATCCGCGTTCCAGGTGCGCGGATCAAACTCAACCCACTGGTTGCGCAGACGGACCGTGCGCGGCTGATCCTGGTGCTGAATGATCAGTTTGAGCAACCCGCGAAACACCGGCTTGAGGCAGTTCGCAATGGTGCGGACCATCAATTCGGTCTGTCCGATGCCAGCCTGCTCGATCATGGCCGACGCCTTGGCTGTCATGTTCTGCAAGGCGTCCGGGGCCATGCCGCTGGAAGCGTCAGAAATGCCCGTGCGGTCGTGTTTCTCCTCATCGAGGTACGCGAGCATCTGGAACGATTTATCGGCCACAAAGGGCACGACGTTGAAACCAAGGGCCGTCCTGACATCTAGACCGGCCGTGACGCGAATGGGCAGGCCGAAAGCCGGGTTTGTCACCGCCTCCGGGTTAACGATCTTCCCTTCTTGAACGATCGGCTGCTGGTTGTTCTGCCAGTACAGGTTATCGAGGGTCTGGCGCAGCAACACCGTCTTGATACGCTGGATTTCGGCAACGTCATCCGTGACTGAATTGCCTTCCCATTGATGCGGGCGGCGCTCGCAGACAATATCGGCGTAGTTGATTTCATCCCACGGCTCGTTTTCGAGCAGATATTTTTCGTTCAAACCACCCGCGAACACCAGCCGGCGCAACTCCGCGATGCCGTCGCCATCAACGTCAATCCGCGCCAACAGTTCATAATACTCGATCTCCTCCATCGCCTTTGAGGCTGGATCGTCACGGACCCATTCCTCACGGCGGCGCGTGGTCGCCTCTGCATCCTGCTCGTTGCTGTTCGCCCCAGCCATCGGGATCAGGTCAACCTTGTCCCGATCATAACCCATCGCCACCAGATCAGAGCGGCGAATGCGGTAGTTCTCGCCAATAATGGGCGAATCCAGCATCGTCAGCGCGTCGGGATGCATCAGGAAGTTTTCAGGCGTTACCGCCGCCAGCTTCGGACAAGACTTGGTGATCTTGCGGCGAATCCGGCAGTCGTGCACCGGGACCGGCATCACGCCATGCGGCGTCTCGATCGTTTCCTGCCGCGCGGTGTGTTCCAGCACCTCTACGGCGTCATCAGACACGAGCTGCGTAAACGCCATGTCGTCAAGCCCGGAATGCTCCGAATACTTGACCTCGATCTTCTTGTCCTGCCACCACTTGATGATGCCGTTGCGAAGCCGCAGCGCGTCGTCGATCGCGTCGTGAACCGCGTTAGGGCCGTCGCTCTCTGGGAATACCAGCGAGTTGATGTAGTCCGTGGCCTGATCTGCTGCCGCCTCATCCCCCTGCTGGTTTGGCTGGTACTCGACAACCTTGTCATTGCCAAGGATGATGCGAATGACAGACGGCAGAACCTTCTTGACCTCGCCACGAACGTCACGCGAGACAACCTTCGACCGGCCGTCATCAGACGGCGTGTCCTTCATCTCGCCGTCGAAATACTCCATTGCCCGCAAACGGTCAGGCTGTTGGATCACGCGATAGGCTTCGCAGTCCCGGACAAGGCTTTGAACTACCTTGCACAGGTCCGCGTCTTGCATTTCTGGCATTGATGTTCCTTAAGCCACCTTGCGGGGCTGGAATTTCCACGACGTGTTGTCCGGCTTGACCATCGCAAAGCGCAGCATCATCAGCGCGTAGCGAGATGCTGAAATCACGTCGTCGCGCTCTTTCACGATCTTGCCATCCTTGCGGTGATAGAGTCGGCGCTCTTCAAGCCATTCGCCACAAGTCGAGAACACCTTCCAGCGTCCCGTCTGCATTCGCTGCAACATGTCCGAAATGCCAGCCTCGACACCGTTGGTGCCGTCCTCGAACGTGGCGCGCTCGGGTAGCATGGCTAAATTCTGGTCACGGTATTGCTTGGCGAGTTGGTCGCCGCTGCCTTTGTCGTGCTGTAGGCCGTCGTGCGGCCATGCCCACGGTATCCAATCGCCCCACGGCCTCAACGCAGCCGCGTGAATGATCGGCGTTGTCTGCCGCTCTCGATAATTCGAGATGACATACACCGTGTCGTTATCTCGATCCCAAGCCAGACGAACAGCGCCGAACGGATGATCGTATCCGAAGTCCACACCGCCAATCTGCGGCCAAATCTTCGGGATATCGAACGGCTGGACAATGATGCTTTCCTCAAGCACCGGGAAGATCAGGCCAGAACCAAGCGTCGGGATGCCCTTGGTCCGCGCCTCGCGTTCATGAGCCGGGTAGCCGTCAATGATCGTCTTTCGTTCTGCTTCCGTGAAGTGCGCCGCATCGTCAATGGTCATCGTGACCTTGGCGCGATCCGGGCTTTCTTCCAGGAAGAACCGGGCCACAACGCTCGACATGCCCTTGAGCGGCGTAAACGTCACCATGACGCTGCCCTTCGTGGCGTTCGTGCGCGTTATGCCCTCGAAATAGACATCCTCCGGCGGTTCTTCGTCGAACCAGACAAAATCGACCGTATTGGCCTGCCACTTCGACCGGCCCTGATCGTAGCTCTTGAGATACAGCGTCGAATAACCACCCGACACATGCTTGACCGTCACTGTGTCCAAAGCATTTGAGACGCCCATACGCCGTGTACGGTCCTTGATACACCGCTGCGGGATAAATCCTGTGCCCCATTCCTCCTCGCGATCCGGCGGCCCGACTAACAGCCGCTGCACACCGTCTCGCGTTAGCTCGGCAGATTCCGAGCCAGCAATCACGATGCCGGGCTTGTCGAAGTGCCGCCCATCCCACCAATCGGGATACTCGCCCGTCAGGTGCATCGAGGTTTCAGCCGCGCCGGCCAGCGTCTTGCCCAACTGATTGCCAGCAACGAATAGCCGCTCCCGAACCTTGAGAGCGTGGAATTCCTTTTGCTTTGGGTATGGCGCGTAGTGCTTGAGCCGATTAGTTGACAGTCGGCGCCGCTTCTCCGCTTCCAGCTTCACTATCAGCGCCGATTGCTGATCTGAGGACAGAGATTGCAGCATCGAGAGATTCGTCATCGAAATCCTCGATCTTGTTGGTGACATCAGCGGTCATGGTCAGCGGCTTGCCGTAGCCCCGGTCCAGAATTTCCTTTGCAGCAGCGATCCGAATGCGCCCATCAGGATCATCCATGCCCGCGACAAGAACCTCCACGGCCTTGTCAGCGTGTTCACGAGCCTTTGCCGCGATACCCTTCGGCCGCCCGCCAGGATTGCCAGAAACGCCCTTCTGGAACGGCCGGCCGATCTGCTGCTGATTCGCTGTTTTCAGCGCGTCGTCAGCCATTTAAGGTTTCTCTCAAAACGCTGATCGCCTGCTCTTGCGCTGGCGTCTTCGGCGTGTCGTCCACCACCTCATACGGCAACGCGACAAACCGATCCGGGCCACGTGTCGCAACAGGCCCGTCCTGCGGCTGACGAGCAATCACAGATTCAACCAGATCGGATGCGCGAGGCGCGGGCTTGCCGGGAGGGCCGAGCATGTGCGCCGTGAGCACTTCAATGTGGTTCTGCACCTCGGCCGCGAATTTGTCGGCCGGCCCGGTCTGGCTGAGTGAAAGCTGGATTGTCATGCTGTGCCCATGAAAAACCCCAACGCCATTTCTGGGTCGGGGTGTGAACTAAGCCGCCGCGATTTCTCGGGCGGGCGTTGAACCTATTTCCGCCCGTACAATTTCCGGCACGCCTGCACGATGATTTCCCGATCAGGCCAAGCGATGCGGTTATCGTTCAGATCGATAATCGCTATGTTCTGATCGTGAAAAGCCCGGGCCTTCACCGCCTCGTAATCGACAGGACGGCCAGAGAGGCGGGGGAAGTTCGTTTGCAACATCGTTCCAGAAACGCGAAATCCCGCCGAGGTGTGACCACCAGAGCGGGATTGTGCAGCTTGCCTATCGGACATGCCGTGATTTCCTAGCGTCTGTCAATCCCCAGAAATCAGCCCGCGCTTGCAATCCACTGCACAGCCGGATCAGATCTCCATGGCCCACGATGGTTTCGTTTCTCTCACAGACCGAGCGAACGATTCCCATCGCCGCGATTTCTTCGGATCGCAACGCGACAGATGCGTCCGTAAACGATTGGACCGCGCGAACGTGCCGCCTGACTTCCTTGCGCCCCTCGTAGCTGTCCGGGTCGATATCGTCACGGCCGCCTCCCGATCCGATATTGATCGCCCTCGGGTCCGGCGCGGGGCTGCACAGCGCTTGGCTGTACCGCGAAGCGTATTCCGCCCACTGCTTGCCGGCCGATAGCATCGCGAATGTGATCTTGCCAGCCAGATGCAGCCGCCCAAGCTCAGTACCCCACAGAGGGTCACGCATGCCCGCCAACGCCGCGTCACGCAGTCGCTTGGCCTCTCCCGGATTTGGCAGGCTCGGCGGACGCTGGACCTTACCACTCGCCTCACGCGCCGCCATGACTTTTCGTCGGCTCATTGGACCGCCCCTCGTTTTCGAATTGGAATGATCTCCCGCGACCAGCGGATGCCGAGGGTCATGCGAGCTCCGGCACCGGATCGTCCAGCCCAGCCTTGCTGTCGTGGAACGCGCTCAGCGGATCATCAACCGACCGCCGCACCGCCGTGACCGTCGCGCCCGGTATGACCAGCTTGGCGCGCGCCACATCCGGGTACAGCGCCAGGAAGCGGCCGATCTCCTCGAGCGTGTAGACCACGACCTTGCGACCTTCCGAGAGGACGCGATGCGCCGTGGCGTCATCCGGCACGATCGCGACCACGTAGGCGGCGCGCGTCGGATCGTCGGCCAGCACGGGATCGCTGACGGGGATTTCCCAGACCTGAGGCGACAGCGGCGTCTTGCCAGCGGCGGTGGCCGCACGGTCGAGCGCCAGCCATGCCGTGGTCATGCGGCCGGCCTCGCGGCGGACCTGCTCGAGGTCTCCTTCCCAGATTGCCTGATTGAACAGGTAGCGCTGCCGGTCGAACTTCTCGCGCAACTCCGGCGGCACCAGGAGCCGCAGCCGATCGACGCCCCACTTCGCTTCCATCTCGGAAGCGGTCTGATCGGCACCATCGACGTAGGCCCGGCCTGCGATGTACGTCCCGTTCGAGCGCGCCCAGGACCGCTCGTCCGCCATGGGGCGGATCGTGGTGTCGCCGGCGATGAGGGTTTTTGTTTTTGCCATGTCGTTACCTCGTTCCCAGGGTGCGGCGGGCGATCCTGCCGCCGCCCCGTAGGGGGACAACATCGACATTTCGACATCGCCTTGTCGGAACACAGGAATTTCGATACATCGACATGATTTGTATGACGATGTACGATCCATCGTTATTGACTAGTCCGTTCAATGGGTTGCTCCTGCTTTCGATCGTCATCAGAAAAAGATCGTCATACACATCGTCATAGATTTATCGGTATTCAGGTAACGTTGAAGCCCCGCTTTTTTGTCGTCCTTTCGACCGCGATCGCGCCGGATTTTTTGAGATTTGAGATTGCGGAAATGATGACTTCGACAGGCACTCGATCACGGAAAGCGCGTACCATTTCCCCGTCGAGAAACCGCAATCCTTCGCCCTTCTTAGCGTGGTACGGGCGGTCATCATCCCAAGCTTCAGCGACAAGATTCATGATCTGATTTTCAATCGATTTGACCGCTACAGCGTTGCTGCTTGACGCAGTTGTCAGCACTCCATCTTTCCAGATCAGATCGAGCCTTACATCGTCACCAGAGGCCGCGTAGTTCGCTTTCTTACGCGTTAGAACTCGCTGCTCCGGCAGCCCGTCTTCGGCCTTGGTGAGGTACAGCCGCGACCGTACGGCGTTATTCCAAGCCGTCGAACCGCTTTCACCTGTGCCTGTATTTCGGCCGGCTTGTGAGGGGTGAGACAATAGAACCACGGTCAGGGTGAAGCCGGCCTCCTTGGCCCGCTTGATGAGGCCGCCGCAAACCGCCTTGACGAAGTAATTGACCTGGGCTCGGATGATTTCGTTGCCACCGAATAGGTCGGCGGCGTTGTCGAGGATGAGCAACCCGACCCGCTTCTCCATGACGAAGGATTCAATCTTCTGGAAGAACGGCGATGTCGCCGGCTTCCCTTCGCGATCGAATGTGACGAGGATGTTTTCAGAGCCGACGCGCGGCCATATCCATGTGTCGGTGAACGGGTTGCCCACGGCGTGCCCGAGGTCGGCCTTGATATCGATATGGCGCCGATGCAGTTCGTCCTGATCGTCTTCACAAAACACACCAAGCCCGCGAGTGGCCGGCACTTCGATGCCAAGCCATTCGAGGCCAAGGCCTGCCGAATAGAGCAATTGCTGAGTCACGAGTGTTTTACCGACGCCGCCATCACCAGACAGGTTTGTGACCTGTCCTAGCGGTATCCATTCCTTGACCAGCCATTCGCGCGGCTTTGGCTCGCCCGATAGGTCACCAACATCGATCGGCTCGGATGGGTCGATCTCGGCCACTTGCGGCGCGGTATTTATCTGCGCCGTCGCCTCCCGCCATTCATCTCGAGCTAAAGGGCGCTTTGCGGCCTCCGCAATGTCGGTCGACCACTTGCCGATTGCGCGCCGCCACTTCTCAGCGAACATGGTCGGGCCACGCCCTTCCCGCTCGAGCTTGGCGGAATTGGCCTCAGCGCCATCCAGCCGGCTTTTGACCTTGCGCTCATAGACGGCATACGACTCTCGCATCCGCGCCTGGCTTTCGGTCTCGCTCGGCGGGATCGGGCACTCGCGGTACCAGTTGACGACCGCCGCCCAGACGAGATCGCGCATGTAATGGTCGCGGCCGTCGACGCGGCCTCCGAAAGCGTCAAATTCGGCCTCAGGACTCGCTGTGTGCGTTGTGGGCTGTGCTGCGGTCTCTCGGTGCTGGTCGCCGCCGAAGCGCTCCACGAGCTCGCTGACAGCCTGCAAGAGCCAGTCTGGAGCGACGGCAATCTCGCACTCCCACGGAGCGCAGCCCGCTTTCCATTGATAAGTCTGGCCGGATATGTGCAGGGACGGCGGCAGCACGGCAAACCCGCCCTGCCCGCGTATGTCGACGCCAATAGGAGTCTTGTTAGTTGGTGCGCGCCAGTCGGCCGGCGCGGTGAAAAATAGCTGTCGCCCGCCACCACCCGTGACCTGCTGGCAGGTGTCCGGCTCGATGCCGTTGTTATGTTCTTCAAGAACGCCATGCCACCAACGCAGCGCGTCCGGCGTCTTGTATTCATCAAGATCGATGACAAAGGTGTTGCGAGATGCGCGCCCTGAGAGGATGCCCATGTTGGGCCGGCGCATATGTTCGCCTTGCGGGCCATACCAGCGCTCGAATGTGGCGTCAGGAACCGGCTCCTCCTGGAGCGACTTCCAGTCGGCGAGTGCCGGACGCTTCCAGTTCTGGCCGGATGACGGGAGGTGTGAAGGCACGACCTGCCACCCGGCGGCGCGATACATCGCTGCCCAGTCGCCGGGTGCTGCCCAATCAGGTTCGAACGTATCGATGTGCCCCAACTTCATTCTCTATCCGGTTCGCCATCTCCATCGGGATTACGCACGCAACACATACAAAGGCGGCCGGGGCCGTAGCCCCGGCGCTGTAAGCCTCAACCAAAGTCGTCGGCGTCGGCCATTTCAGGCTGTTTTGCGGTCGCCGTTGGCGCGCTAACCTGGGTCGATCCTGTCGACGGTGCGGCAGTAACCGGCGCGGTCGACGGCGACGCCGTCTGCGTGGCGGCACCGCCCTTTGCAACGTGCACCAGGTCCACCGGGCGCGGAGCCCAGCCGGAGATTTCAAACACCGGCTGATAATTGGTCGACTTCTTCTGTCCGCTGCCGGACGTGATCGGAATTGTCGACTTGAGGACGACGACGGGCAGCTTGCCCGGGTTTGAGGTCTTGCCCGCTTCGTATGCGGTGTGAAGGTCGTCGATGCCTTTGAGGAAGGATGCTGCGTTGCTTGAGATTTCCCGGACGTCTCCACCACACGACGAATGCAGCTTCATCATCAGGCGGGCACCCTGCTTGAAACCGGCATCAGCCGGCTTGTGCGGCATCGGGTCGCCAAGCTTTACCAGCATGAACTCAGGAGCCGATCCGGCGCCGAATTTCATGTAACCGACTTCGATATTCTCGAGATCAATAACCGCCTTGAAGGTCGACGTGATGTCGACGGCATCGTTAGCGTACTGGCCGTTGCTCTCCATGCGGTCGTTGCGGAAGATGCGACCAGCTCGGGAGTCATATTTGACGAACGGGATTATATCGCCGCCAGAACCAGAACTGTAATTCAAACCAAGTGCCATATCCGTTATTCCTTCTTCCTTGCGCCTATCAGGCTAGGCGCGTTGCCACTTGCTTCCCTCTTGGGCGAAGTCGCCCTTTAGAAAGACAATCTTGGACGTTCTCTTTTTGCGTCCCCGCGAATAGATGTTCCGGGTTGACGCAAGAGCGCATATCGCACTTATGAAGGACGCTAAGTTCGCCGGGGTCACAGACAAAGACTGTGTAAGATAGCCGTGACGCGGCAAGAGTTCGTCCGCCGATAGCAGTCTTGCCGTAACCATTCTTGTCGATCATCCCGAGCCAAAACCAGCAGCCGCTATTCGGTTCGGGGATCGATAATTTCTCAATGCGCCGACGCGCATTTTCTAAGCGCCAACTTGGGTCTAGCTTTCTGCGGGAGGTTGTCGCTGCACTTTCGATGCGCAGACAACCGCACGATCGAATGTGTCCGCTGTTCAGGTCGCTTAGGCGAATTGATTTTATGTTTCCGCAATCGCATTGACATACCCATTTAGTGGGGCGCTGTGACGCCATCCGCAGTGCAGATAGTCTGCCAAACCTATGCCCCGAAACGTCCTGGAATTTTGTCATCAAATATTCCAGTGCTCATAGGCAAGCTGTCTTGCCGGGCCACCCCAGTAGAAACTCTCGAGGTCAGGAGCGATGATCCTGGTGAAAAACTGCGGATCGTCCGACAGCGCCAGGAACGCTTCGCACCGGAGCGCGATCTGATGAAGCGCTGTCAGATGATCGCGGACATTCTCAAGCTGATATGTCGCGCGCTTCTTTGGCGTGGTGTAGGTCAGGCGCGCATCGACGTTATCGCCGGTCTCTGTGGCGTAGAGGGACACCTGCCGGGCGTGCGGAATTTTGATCGATGACGGCAGCTTTTCCGTTGTCTTGAGGTCAACGAGGACGCCGTGCTGTTCCCATCGATAATCGAGATAGCCGACGATCGGATAGGCCAGTCCTTCCGGCTTCCAACTTACGAATTGCTGGCAATGGCTCGGAATGCCATAGGGGCGCAGCTCCTCGAGCGCGGACTTCACCATATCGGGGATCGTAGCGCGGTAGTCCTCCCGGCGCTTGTCGCCGGACAGAGCGGAGATGGTGTCGTACTTCTTGAACGCGACCTCATAGCAAGCCGACAGATCGGCTTTCGGGTCCATCAAGCCGTGCGTCACGCCATCCTCAACCGCCGTGCCGCGATGCGCCGGGGAGCCGACAGGCTGACGAATGCCAATGATGCGCTCGAGGATGAACATCGAAGGACAGGCGGAGAACAGGTTCAGCGACGACGGGGAATGGCGTTCGATTTTCATGTGGCACCCATCATTGAAATGTGATTCTTCGCAGCTTCGCGAAACGCTTCGCCACGCTGGTAGGCCGGCTTGAGCGCGTCGATTGAGGTGAGAAATTCCAGAGCCTCGTCGATTGATCTGGCAACGCCATAGGCGTGGCCTAGCGCCGTCACCTTTTCGCGGAACGCTTTCTGGTCGTCGGAGAGCGACCCCTTTGCGGCTTTCATCTCGAGCCATGCGACCTTCCCGGCCGGCAGACAGATGAAAATGTCAGGTGTGCCGCGACGGACGCCTTCGGCTTTGAGCCGAGACGCGACCCTGATATGGCGCTTCTCACCGTTTGGCACGGCGCGCGCTTCCAGTTCTGGGCGCAGCGCAAGCGCCAGGTAATCCATCAGCGCGACCTGCAACTTGTGTTCTGAAATCTTCAGTTTCACCCCAACACCCCCGCCCCGTCCTTGATGATGTTTGCCAACTGCTCCCGGCTGATCCGCACCCGCTCGAACCGTTCGCCGCTCACCGTCACGTCAGTGACGCGCGGCTGATCCGGGTCGAATTGCAGGTTGAGCAGATACGTGTCCGGTTCGGGCTGCGTGACGTAGCAAAGGCGGGCGAGCGGATAGGAAGTCATGCACCGCTCCTCCGATCCAAAGCAGAGTACCCCGGCAACGGGTCGTTGAAGAACGCGGCTGTCAGGTCGCGATGCTGCAAGCTGATGCGAGCATTGCGTTCCGAAAGAACGCCGTCAGGCACTCTCGATTTATGGGCCTCGAACTTGATCCCAGCAATTTTCGTGGTGTTTTCCTGAGCGCGCCGGTCGCGCTCATACTTATTTCGTCTATCGCGTTCTTCCGGCGTCATCGAAAGACGACAGATTCTCACTTTCACCGCTTTCGGAGTGCGCCCCAAGGCTTCAGCGATGCAGGCTATCGTCATCTTATCGTCGCGCATTTTCAACGCGCGGGCGGTTTCATCGGCGGTCCAGAGTTTTGTTCTCATTTACTTTCCCCCTCCCACCAAAGCTTCATCTTCAGTGTCGCTTTCCGCACCAGCGCTTTCAGAAATCGCATTCAAACTTCCCCTAAGAGCTTTCAGTCTCATTTCATCGGCCCTGTTATCTGTTTCGATGCGAGCGCAGAGCGCGTCGTAGCTCGCCTTGATATTTTCGTACAAAGTGGCGCGCGGCTCTTTGGCCTCGTAGCCTCTGACGAATTTTCTGATCCAGCCCGACGATGTCCCAACCGTCCGGGCAACTTGTTCGTAAGCCGCCATACGCGACCCGGTTGACCGTTCTGCTCGTGCGACAAGCTCATTCGCTTGAGCGCGCGTGTTTGAAATTGCCGAACTAATCATTGGCGATTTTCCGACATTCTTTGTACTCACTTGGACAATTCCTTCATGCAGATTGCTCGACATGGAAGGAGACAATAACGACGAAAACGAACTCAGTTTCATACGGCTCGCGGCGGCAACCGCGAATATTGTGAGATGGTTAGAGGCTAACAAACAGCAGGCAGAACACAGCAAAGACCAACCCGATGCCGGTGACAGAGACGAACAGAATCGCAAAGACCACCGCTGCCGCGTCGATCAACGATTGCGTGATTGATGCATGGTCGTTTCTTGCCGCGAGACCATGCGACCGCGTGACAGGGCGCAGGGAGGACCGCCCAGCAAGCTGAATGGAATCGCGCCGGTTATGTTTCGCGTCCGGCGCGTAGTGAGAGCCGGGCTGCATGTTGCTTGCCCCAAGTGCAGTCCGGCTGCTCATCTCGACACCACGGGCGGCACGGTGTCTGCCTGTTCGAAATACTTACAGGCGCGCGTGGCATGCGGAATGTTGTCGCCGCTTTGCGAAGTCATTGCGCGATACTTCTTGCACTTTGCTGGCTTCAATCCGCCGCCGCGCATACCGGTCTTTGAGTAGTAGGAATTACCATGATCGAAGAAAGTGCATTCCCGGCACGTCTTGAATTCAGGGCCGGAACCAGACCAGTGCGCCATACCGCTATGAGTTGCAGCGATCATCGCGCCAAGCTCTTTGTAGGGTTGCGTGAGGTGAGATGAAATTGCGTCACTCATGACTGAACCCCACTATGAATGATGACGATGCGAAACAGCGCGCCGAGCGCGAGGATGGCGTAGGTGATGAGGACGATTGTCTCGATGTCGCTCATGAGTTGCCCCTGTGATCAAACGGCGTGGTGGGAAGCGTGATTGGGGCTTTGCGCCGTCGGCTGTTCCGTAAATATTTTTTGAGAGGATGTTCACTGGACCGCGCGCGGCGATAGTCACCGGGGGCCGGCCGGCCATAGCGAATCCCGTCCAGCAATCCATGAGATATGAGCGGAACGCCTGTGCGAGGTTTCATCGCGCGATCTCCATTAGCTCTTGCCTTGCTCGGCAAGCACAGTGAGCTTCTCGACCATGAGGCGGGTGGCGGGGCTGGTCATGCTGCGCTCGCCGCATTGTGCGAGCGCATGAACTCCTGCACTCGATCAACCAACGCGAGGCTTGGAGAACGCACCGATCGAAGGTCGCTAACAAGGTTAGGGTCTCTGAGAGATGCTTTTCCAAAAGCTGTCGCGGTCATCCCGGTCCGCTCAAGGAAGGCATCGATCTCGGCTAGGAATAATTCTGACTGTGTCATGATTTGAGGATTTAATAGGACTATTCCTATCGTGTCAATAGGATCATTCCTCCTTCCCTAAAATATAGGTAAAGT